TTGCATGGCGTTATCGCTAGCTGTATCCATCTTACCACCTGCGGCTTCTTTTTCTCTTGGTATAATTATTTCTTCACCATCCATAATTTCTTCGCGAAGTAAATCTCTAGGTCCTTTCATTTCTTCTATTATCTGTATCTTTGGCACTTGTATTAATTTTGGATTACCATCTTCGTCTTGTGTTATTATTACAACCGTCTCTTCATCAACCATACCTGCTCCGCCAAGTGATCCTAAACCAGTGGGTGTTCCTTGTTGAAAACCTACTCTACCACCTACAGCGTACGCACCAGTTCCAGCAAAATATTCTGATACTCCTTCTGCTACTCTTCTATCTAGCTCTTCTCCTTTAACACCTAATCTTATTAATGACTGTCTTAATTTTTCTGCAACGATAGGTCCTCTATCTGATGCAGGTGCTTCCTCTATTTCTTCTCTCTCTTCTGCAGACAAACCAGCTAATACAGATGCTGCTCCTATACCTAGAGTTGCCAAGGTTCCTTTAGTCAAACCTTCTTTAGCTAAACCTTTATTTACAGAACTTAACATAGAATCAGAAAGTGACACTTGAGGAAGAAGTTTAGCCTTACCTGCAGCTAAAGCATTTCCAATACCACCAAATCCAAATACACCTGGAGCTGCTCCTCCAAAAGATGCTCTACCAAATAAACCACCTATACTTGTTCCTGGTATACCAAATGCAGCTGCTCCTATTAATGCAGCTTTACCAAGATCAGATGATGCAAAATCTTTTACACCTTTAGCGACTTTCTTAACGGCTTTTTTAATACCACCTAATAAAGCTTTTTCTCTAGGCACTACGTCCATAATGCCACCGCTCATGTATAATTGTCTTTTCATCTGTCCTCTAGATATTGCCATAATTTAAATTAAATTGTTGTTAGCAGGCTTTGCTATCCTGAAAAGGCTTACTTTACTTGGTTTTATCAGTATCGTCAACTTTTTTGACATGCATGAGTTCGTCCCAAAAACGACCACAATATTGATATTCTCCGGTATGGGTAATGTAATCCATTATGTAAATAAAGATTTTACCACCCATTTCAGTCCATCTTTTACAGAAACCAAAGTCTTCACCAAAATATTGTTTAGTCTTTGGATCGTGTATGCATTCAAATAGATTATAAAAGTTCTTCTTTTTAACTTCATTGCCATTTAAGAACGTAGGTTGATTAATCTCTAATTCAGGATAGTGATCTATCATCTTCTCTATAACAGATCTTTTTATTAACATACATCCAGTGGGTGCGTGAGTTACTTCACAGATACCATTCTCAACAACTATCTTTCCAGGGTTATCCATCTTAACAGGAAAAGTGTATCCACCTTTCATCATATCATCTTGGTCTTCAAACTTTTGTATTTTCATTCTTTCCCAAAGATTAGCCCAGTTAAGACTCTTTAAAGGATACGGACAAGCAATAACATCTTTATCGTATTCTAACATTTTAAATATAGTCTTTGCTTGAAAGTCTATATCAGAATCGATGAATAATAGGTCTGTGTAACCATCTTTATGATTGAGGAAATCGGCCACACAGAGATTTCTACCTTGTTGAACCAGTGATGATTTTAACAAAGTAAAACTGACTAAAATGTTTCTTAACATACACTCTTGTTGAAACATTAAAACTGATTGACAATAATGAATACTAACTTCGCTATGCACGGGTGTACATATCATTATCTTTCTTTGTGGTTTTCCTGGACCTACATGAACCTCTTGGGTTTTGTCGTTATCGTTGAACCAGATTAAATTACTTTTTTCTGACACCTATAGCTCCTTTTAAAAATCTATTCCAAGAAGATGCTTGTTTAGCCCAGCTATAATAAATATCTGTGTATGATTTTTGAAACTTAAGATGTTGTATAATAGGTGGTTCAGATAAAGTTTCTGCAGCCATCTCTATGGCCTGACCAAACTTAATTGCTAGTCTTCTATGATTAGAATCATAAGGTATATACATTGGAAACTCTGCACCTGTTTCAAATAAAGCTCCGTAGTTAGTTGTAATACAATACAAACCAGCTGACATAGCTTCTATTAAAGATATACAAGATGTCTCTTCCCAAATGCTTGGGTACACAAACATATTATAATTTTTTAAATTTTGTATAATATATTCATGAGGCTTGTATCCTACGTAAGATACATTAGGTAATTTTTTTGCTTGTTCATATAACTCTACATATGCACCGTCATTTTGTTTTTTAAAATCAGCTCCATATATTTCAGTGCTAGAGTATACATCTAAAGTTATTAGTGGGTTTTTTACAAGTTGCATAGCACCTAGTAAAACAGATAATCCTCTCCAAGGTGTAGAGTGATACAATAATTTTATAGGTTTCTTTTGTTTGTGTGATGGCGCACCTTCTATTTTCTCTATACCATTTTTAATTACGATACATCTATGTGTATCTAAACCAAACATATTTCTAAAGTTTTGACAATTCCAATGACTGTTAAAAACATACCAGTCATACTTCTTATGATTATCTTTGTTCTTAAACCAAGGATATATATTAGGTTGATTCCATGAGTTCTTTTGCCAAAGAATATTTAATTTAGTTGAATGTAAAGGTATCTTCTCAGGTACAGATGTTGTGATCTGTACTTGATCTAATAATTGTTTGTCACAGTATTTATTAAGATACTCTAACTGTATTTCAGTTCCGCCTCTAGGACTTTGGTTTGTCATTCTTTTGATTCAATACTTTCTGAAGAACCTCCATACCTTTGGGTGATACTTGCACAGTAACATCCTCAACGATATCTTTACCAGTTCTAGCTTCTTTATATATCTCTCCTGTTTTTGTATTACGCCAAGTTGTTATCGTAGTACAATTTATTCTAGGTATATCTTTATCCATTTTCTTGTGATCTGTCTATTAGAGCATAACTGACAACAACTTCTAATTTATTAGCAGTTTCTGCTTTAGCTTTTATAGCATCTCCAGCCTCTAAGTTCAAGCCTTGAGGAGAAGCATTAACAGTTGTTGTTCCTGCTATATCGTCTCTAAAAAACTCAACATCAGATGTAGCTGATGAATCTCTAAGATCTGCATTACATAATACAGCGCCTGTGCTGTTATTAGATACATATACAGATTTAACAATAGCAACAGAACTAGTATTAATAGACAGAACTGTTGTCATGTTTGTTGTGTTTAATATTTTAATAGCGTTTTTATATTGTATGGTCATGATAAGAAATAATTAAATGCATCCTGTTCGTTTTTTAAATCTGTTTGAAAACTAAAATTAAGTTGATTTTTTATATTGTCAAGAGAGGCAAGTATTTGTCTTTGGTTATCTACCTCATACTCGTCCTTTGGTTCTGGTATATATACAGTTATCTTTGCCATTATCTTCTTCCGTCTGGTCTTGCGTCTAATCTCATCGTGCCATATCGCCAAGATTCTCCAGTAGAGTCATTAGCAATCTTTATGGAGACTAATCTACCTCTAGCTCTGGTATCAATTTTATCTGTAGTGCTTGTTACAGTAAAAGGACCTAAAGGTGATGAGGTTGCCGTGTTGTTTGGATAATCATTTATAAATAAAGTAATCTTTGAATTACCTTGCAACACTTTAAAATCAGGTATGAATCTTCTTACAGACATAAAGAATTGACCATCTCCTCTAAGATCTGCAATGTCTCGAGTGTTTGTAATATCGTAGTCTCCAGATCTTATAAAAGAATCTATAGACGTTGTTCCATCAGCATTAACTTGATCAGTTCCATTTTCATGTGAGTATAAAAAAGTAGCTCCATATGTATTTGTAATCCCTTGTATTGGAAAATCAGGTGTTCTATTATCTACGTAGTCAGTGGCATATGGATTGTCCCTGATGCCTGCATCAATGTAAGTGGTTCTATCTAAAGAGCTTGTTGTCCAAACACCCTCAGCATAATTATACGTTACACATCTATCTATTTGTACTGACTCTGATTTTGGATAAAACCAATTTACTTCTGTGTATAAACTGTTGTGACCTGCGTATACTGTTTTTGAAGAACCAAAATTTATTCCAAGATTATCTCCATCTGTGGTAAACACAAAGTCTTCTACTAAACATGGTAATGATTTTACCGTACCATCATACACATAAAATCCACCAGCTTTTCCCATCCAATAAACAGCGCCTTGAGCATAGACCGCTCCGTGTTGACTTATACATCCACAATTAGTTCCAACCTGTTTTACAGAAAAAGTAAAAGGAGGTCCTACAAACTGAACAACGTATGCAGCTGTATCTGTTAAGATTAAAATATAATCTTTACCCTGAACAGCAGTTACGATTTCGTTACCATCGTCTAATCTAAAAGTTCCTGCTGTGTTAGTGGCTGTGGGTGTGTATGTGTTTAAATCTTCTTGATTAGAGAATCTTACAAACATAGGATCTTGAGTTGATCCTGTTCCAATTGTTGTTTCTGTTCCCATGTGAAATAAATGTCTGTCTCTGTCTGATACAATTGTCATTACAGATTGTGTTGGATTATTTGTAACTGAAAATCCAGAAGTGTTACTCGCTGCTCTAACAGATCTTGCACTTGATGCTCCAGCGTCCCAAGTAAACGTTTTACCGTTGTGTATAGTTGCAACTAAGACTTGACCAAAATTACTTAACGACCAGTTACCTGGATCTAAAGTCACATCAGAGACAGAACTTTCCGTACCCCATGTGCCTGCACTGTAGGCGTCTGTACCCCAGCCATATCCAATAGTTTGAATTGTAGGTCCAACAATCGCGTAAGGATTAACACTAACAGATCCTTGTGCGGACATACCTGTGCCTGTCTCTGTTTCTGAAGCTAAAATAGTAAAGCTATTAGTAGCAACAGTTAGAATCTCATAAGATTTTTCTAAAACACCAGCTGTAAAAGATGTCACTCCACCACCAGGTAAAGAAGCTACGCTTGATAAGGTGATGTATCTACCAGCTTGTAAACCATGTGATGTTTTATTAATAGTGACTGTTGCTGAACTATTTGTCGTTGTAAATGTGCAACTAGTTAATGCTGTGTCTAGTGGGCTAATGTCAAAGAAAGATTCATCATAATACAAAAATAACCCTTGTGATGTTCCAATGGCTGTATAAGCTTCTCCTGCTAAACTTGTAAAGTTATGTACAGCTCTAGCTACACCGGGTAA